TTATTGTGTTTCGTGACGCTCCATGAGGAAATCAGCAGTGTCGAGATAGAGGCCCAGTTCCCATATGGAGCCTATGTTAGGGCACCAAGGGTTATCGTCAAAGCTAAAGTGGACAGGGTGCCAATTTGTAAGCGTCCGAGCCGTCTTCAGATTCTTCAAGCAATCATCGACGAAGATGTGGGTCTGAACCTTTGAAAAGCCATCGTAGGCCCGAGCCTCCGGCTTGATGGGCGAGTTCATGATATTGTCACCGGCGCAACGAATACGCACCTCGTCGCCGATGGCTCGTGCGACTTGTCCACCCCATATAGACGGAGCGTTTGTGAAGAGAGTGACGTCCCAGCCCTTTTTTGTAAACTCGTAAATTTCCTTGGCCTCTAATTGAAACACAGTTCCATAAATAATCTCGGACAGGTGTTCAATGAGCTTCTTATCGTACACTTTTTCGTTGAAATCACTCACGTCAATCCGAAAGGCGTTTTGGAGTCCTCGGGCCGTGTGACCGTGCTCCATATACAGGATGCGATTGACGCCCCGGGGGTTCTTGGAGGTTGGCAGCTTGGATTCCACGTACTTTACGCAATTGTTCTGGATGTGATTGAGGAGAAATTGATCGCGTAAGAGCACTCCATCAATGTCGCAGATGAGAGATTTTACTGCACACATTATTTACTTTTCAGCGTCCGTCTGTTTTATCTCTTTCTTCCAAATGAATCCGTTTGAGGTGTGTGACTTTCCATTACAACATTTTGCAATATTTCCCGCTATGCCAGTGGTTCCCTCTGCAGCCATTTGTGTGTTTTCAAATGACTTTATGAATTTACCTGTAATATCATACTGATTTATTACATAAGTTTCATGATCGTTATACTTCCATATAAATTTGTAACCCGTCTTGCGAACTCCTTTACAACACTTTATTATTGAAGATCCTGCTTTTATATTTAGATTTAATGCCTTCACTGCTTCCGTGATACTATCATAAGTTTTCAAAAAAGTCCCATCTTTAGAATATTGATCAACTTTCTTCACGTGACTTCCTTTCATTCGTAGTTTTTCCTCATCGGTGTGTTTTCGTCCTTTGAGTTTTGCTATAGTCTCTTCAGTATGTTTTCTAGATTTTCGTGCTTCAGCTACTTTAATACATGTTTCAAGAGTTCTTTTTTTCCCAGTATTTGCTTCGGTTCTTTTTGCTATAACTTCAGGTCTTTGTTTCTTCCCTGTATTCGAAGCACTTATTCTAGCACGTACAAATGGATGCGTCTCATGATTATCACCACCGGGTTTCAAATTATATCCATTTGGTGCAATCGTGTTGCGTTCCTTAATTTCGAGTATTTCACGTACATTCAGTTCCTCGTTGGGTATCTCGCAAATGATAGAGGTTTCGAATGAGTCCCACCCATGATGTCGAACCGCGTTGGCTATATAAGAAGTGTTTTGTTCTATAGGCCTGCTATGTACAGCCCACCTAGATTCAACCTTTTTCTGCCTGGTCTGCCCCACGTAACACTTGCCGTTGACTTTGTTCCGTATCAGGTAGATCCAGCCCATCCTTACCTTGGCCTGAGAAAAAAAATCAGACGCGGCTGACACTTCAGGAGACGGCTTAAAATTTTCTCAGGCCATAATAGATATGGATGTCACCATCAAGGGCATACCGGTAGAAAAACTTCTCGAGGTTTACGAAAAGTACGAAGGTCACCAGGAGACCAAGCACGACCGAGACAAAAGATACAGGGAGGCTCATAAGGAGGATATTAAGAAAAAGAACCATGAGTATTACCTAAAACGGAAGGAGACCCGGAAGGCCCAGGCGGCGCCCCCTGAGGAGTCAAGCGGCGTCTGCTGAATTTTTTTCTCAGGCCAAGATAAGAGATGGCGCCCGTCACACTTTGCACGTCGCCCAAGAACGCCGTCCAACTTGCGACCGAATCAGACATACAAAAGTTTCTGGAGGTTCACCCAGGCGCCGGTGAGATCCTGACGACTACGAACGCCAAGAGACCGTTCTTCCAGAAGACGATACTGACGGGGCACAGAATGGAGTCTGAAGAGATTGTCAAGAATCACTTGAGTCAGGCCGAGGCCGAGATCAAGGAACTCATTGAGAGTCGCTTCGGGTCCATTAATCATATCAAGATTCGGGGAGTGTTTTATCAGGGTTTACAAGACGATAAGATGACGTGGAAGACGGTGCTTCGCCTGATTCTTGTAGGGGCGCAGGTTGACGACTACACGAAGCTCAGGAAATCCTGTCCCGCGAGTTTCGACAGGGACGTGTATACAATCAGAAAGGTACTAGCGCTCGACGGGTTCGTTTCAAGTCGCAAAACCGAGTTCATGGAACAGTTTGTACAGGCCCAGGATGACGACACGCTCGTCTGGCCTATAGAGCCACCGAACGACGCGGACATCAAGTACCGTGAGATGAAAGCGGAGTTTGAAAAGACGCACTTCAAGATTATGAACCCTGTAGGCTTCGTCAAACACACTGACCGCGAAACCCTCGTTTGGTCTCGTAAAGAGCTTTTCGATGCGTACGAAAATAAGTTCGTCGACGGGACAGATGAACAATTTGTGAGACGCTGGGTCAGAGACCCTGAGATCCGAACGTACGAACGGTTTGACTTTTTACCTCCACCACGGACATGTCCCATTGATGTGCTCAACACGTGGCGAGGTTTCGACGCCGAGTCAATCCTGGAAGCCTCTGGGTCAGTCGACAAGTTTTCGAATCACGTGAAAAATCTTTTTGGCCATGAAAATTCACAGTACGTCTTCAAATGGCTTGCGAACATAGTTCAACGGCCAGGGTACAAGTCGGGCGTCGCTCTCGTAGTTGTGGGTGGTCAGGGAACTGGAAAGTCTACGATATTTGAAGAGATCATGAGAAGTATAATCGGCCAGAGGTACTTTGGACAGACAAATAATCCCGAAAACGACCTCTTCAGCCGGTTCGGATACCTCAGAAACTCAAAGGTTCTTGTGGTCATAGATGACTTTAACGTCGGGTCGATCAAGATGAACGCTGATCCGTTCAAATCGTACATCACGGGTGGAACTGTTCCGTACGAATGCAAGGGCAAGATGACCATCGAATTACTGAACTGTGCAAACTACGTCTTGACGACGAATAAGCACGATCCAGTGAAACTTGATGATGATGACCGGCGATATGCGGTGATCGAGGCTTCTAAAGAATTCAAAGGAAACCACGAGTATTTTAACGATTTCTATAATTATTTGGCGGACTCGGGAAATATACGGGCCATCTATGAATTTTTGATGGCAGTTGACATCTCTGGTACAAACTTTCAGGCCGAGAGGCCCATTACTGAACTGTATAAGGAAATCAAGAGTCTGTCGATAGACAAGGAGCTCATGTTCCTACACCACAAGGTGTCGGGTTTCGAAAAGCCGCAGGAGTTTAAGGGGTCCGAGTACTATCAGGACTTTCGCGCGTGGTTGGCTGAGAATGGGTTCACGGACTACAAGGCCAAAGACGCGATCAGGTTTGGAATGTATATGAAAAAGATCAACGGTATCACGGTCGAGCGGCGACATGCAAACGTGTCATGGTATGTCATAAACCCATTGGAGGTGGCGGGGTTATCATAAAATTCTTGTTAACTTTTTGTTAACCCAGTGAATTGATTAGTATTTATGCTTATGGTTATAATGGTTAACATGGTTAACAACTTTTAATCAATGAAGAAATTTTAAAAGGTTTTTTTACAAACGCACCCTTTTTGAGTATACCTAATAAAAAGTTGATTATAACCTTAACCATGATAACCAGAAATACTTTAAAGACATCAAACCCTTACCAACTACAATGGCGCTCAATGTCACTAAGCTGGTACCTCATGCAATTCTTCCTACGCGCGCCACCCCAGGTGCCGTTGGCTACGATATCTTTAGCATTGACAATTACGTGGTACTCCCTGGCCGCCGCGTGGTCATCGCGACCGGCATCACCGTCAATCTCCCGCCAGGAACTTATGGTCGTATTGCGCCTCGCTATGGACTCGCCGTGAAGCACGGTCTGGACACCCTGGCTGGCGTCATTGACCCCGACT